CCCGCACCGGCATGACGTACATGGAGTCCAACAAGCGTAAACGGCTTGGCACCACCAACGGTGCCAAGCCGTTTGGCAGTGAGGACGTTCGAGGCTCCGATGGAGCCTCGAACGTGATAGCGGTCGGCAAGTACATGCCTGTCACCAACGACGACACCACCGAGACCGCCATCGCCGCCTATCGCCTTCTGGCCTCTCTCTTTCCGTCTGCCGCGCAGGTTTGGTGGGGCGGCAACTATTACGCCAATGAACTGCCACCGTCACCGTGCTGGCTCGTGTGGGACAAAGAGAACACCGGCAACTTCGCGGACTGTGAACTGGCGTGGACGAACCAGAAGACGGCGGTGCGCATCTTCCGTCATCAGTGGAACGGCATGCTCCGCGACAGTGAGCGTGAACGGCGCATTCATCCCACACAGAAGCCCGCAGCCCTCGCCGCATGGTGCTTCGACAAGTACACCGAACCGGCCGCGCTGATCCTCGATCCGTTTTGCGGCGGCGGCATGACGGTCGCTGGCGCGGAACAGAGCGGGCGGCGAGTGTACGCGGTTGAGATGGAGACGCATTACATCGCATGCGTCCTCGAAAGAATGTCAGGAATGGGTTTGGAGTGCCACCTTGCGGAGCGCGTAGACACGACGGAGCGCACAACTGCGACAAAAGCGTGACTTGCCCTTCGTCGCCTTGCCACGACTACCTTTCTTGGCGCGAACGCATGTCCGGCATGGGCCTCACGCCGCGCCGGGTGGACTAAGCGTTACACAATCCGAGGTTGACAATGGCCGGACAGAGCCCAACGAGTGATCGCATGCTTGAGGCGCGTGAGCGCGAGGTGCGTGCATTTGAACTGCGGAAAATGGGTGCGTCCTATCGCGCCATTGGCCGAGACCTCGGCATCTCGCAGACCGCTGCACACGACGCAATTATGCGTGTCCTTGCTCGTCTCGCCGCACAGACCGAGAAGCACACCCGCGAACTGCGGCAGATGGAAGTCGAGCGCTTGGATGCGGCAATGCTCGTCGTCATGCCGATGGTGCGGCGGGGAGACCTCCCTGCCGTGGATCGCATGATTCGCCTTGTCGATGCCCGCGCACGACTCCTCGGTCTCAATGCGCCCGCGCAGGTCGAGGTTGGCGGTATCCCGAACGGCGCACCACTGAAAGCGGAAATCATCAATGTCGATGCCGATGCCTTCAACCGCGACTTCGCTGCTCTCCTCGGTCTCGGATCGGGCGAGGATGACCGCGGTGGAGACGCTGAACCGTAATCGTGCCTTCATCCCGCACACGCCGACGCATCGTCAGATTCTCTTTCTTGGCATGCAGAACCGCGAGGCGATGTTCGGCGGTGCTGCCGGTGGCGGCAAAAGCGATGCCCTGCTAATGGCGGCCGCGCAATACCTCCACGTTCCCGGTTACACCGCGCTCATCCTGCGGCGCACCTTCGTCGATCTGGCGATGCCGGATGCCATCATGGATCGGGCTCAGCAATGGTGGCGCGGCAAGGCGAACTGGAACGCACAGCGGAAGCGGTTCACCTTCCCATCGGGTGCGAGCATCACGTTCGGCTACCTCGCCACGGATGCCGATGTCTACGGCTATCAGGGCGCGGCGTTCTCGTATATCGCCTTCGATGAGTTGACGCAGTTCGCGGAGTGGCAGTACCGCTATCTCTTCAGTCGCCTGCGCCGTCTCGAAGGCAGCGCGGTACCGGTGCGGATGCGCAGTGCCTCCAACCCTGGCGGCATCGGGCATGAGTGGGTGCGGCAGCGATTCCTTACGGAAGGGCTGCGGAAGGGGCGCATCTTCGTTCCGGCGCGGCTTGCGGACAATCCGCACCTCGACGCGGTTGAGTATCAGCGGTCACTTGCCGAACTCGATCCGGTCACGCGGGCGCAACTGCTCAACGGTGACTGGACGGCCCGCAACGATGGCGGGTTCTTCAAGCGTGAGTGGTTTTCCATCGTGGACGAACCGCCCGCCGAGGCAAAGCGAGAGCGCCGCTGGGACTTCGCCGCGACGGAAGCAACTGGCAGGAACGACCCCGACTGGACGGTGGGTGCGCTCGTCAGCAAGACGCCGGCGGGCATCTACTACGTAGAGGACATCCGCCGCGTGCGGGCATCGCCTGCGAGTGTTGAAGCCCTCGTCACGCAGACCGCCGCCCTTGATGGACGCTCCGTGCCGATCTGGATTGAGCAAGAACCGGGCAGCGCGGGGAAGCAGACCATTGCCACGTACACACGCCTACTCGCGGGCTATGAGGTGCATGGACAGCGGAGTACGGGCCCGAAGGAAGAGTACATCAAACCCTTTTCCTCGCAGTGCGAGGCAGGCAATGTGCGGCTCGTGCGCGGTGAGTGGATCGGCGCGTGGCTCGATGAATCCGAGGCGTGGCCGATGGGTGGGCATGACGACCAACTCGACGCGACGAGCAAGGCTGGGATGCACCTGACCGTGCGCGGCAACCGCGGCATCTTCATTGACTAAACGAAGGATCGCATAATGGCGGGACCGTCTTTCAAAGCGCGCGTCTCCGCAGCGTTCAAAGCAATCCGCTTCGGCGGCCGCTCCGGGTATGCCCTCACCTACGGCGGTTATGCCTCCAGTTATGCGGGCTATCAGTGGGGCAGGAACGCTGGCTACGCCCAGGCCGTTGGCGATCCGCTCGACAACAGCATCGTCGCGGCAACGGTCGGCTGGATTGGCCGGACGTTCCCCGAAGCGCCCATCCGTGTGGTCAAGGAGACAAGCAACGGTGATGAGCCGGTGCCTGGTCATCCGCTGACGTTGAAGATGCGCCGTCCGAACCCGTACGATGCGCTCTCCGTCCTCTGGACACCGCTCGTTATCAGTTACATCGGTGACGGCAACGCCTACCTCATCATCGAGGAAACGAACGGCGGCGATGTCCTGAACCTGTGGTATGTGCCGCACTGGACGATGGAACCGAAGTGGACATCCGCCAGCGAGTTCATCTCCTACTACGAGTACAACGTCGATGGCACGATCACGAAGTACGACCCGAAGAATGTCATCCATATTCGCAACGGCAAAGACCCGCGCAATGTGCGCAAGGGACTGTCGCAACTCAAGGCAGTGATTCGGGAGATTTACTCAGACAACATGGCAACGCAATACAGCGCGGCGATGCTGAGTAACTACGGTACACCGGGCGCAATGATCTCCCCGTTCCACCCCGACCAGAGTTACACCGAGGATCAGGCGGCGGTCATCAAGCAGAACTATATTGAGAAGACCACGGGCGGCCGCAGGGGCGAACCCATCGTTTTCCTCGATCCGGTGAAGGTGGACAACCCCGCCTTCTCACCGCAACAGATGAATGTACGCGATTCGCAGTTCACACCCGAAGAGCGGGTATCGGCGGTGATCGGTATTCCTGCGGTGGTTGTTGGGCTCGGTGCCGGGTTGAATAGAAGCACCTACGCGAACACGGAGCAGATGAAAGCGGCCGCGTACGATTCCTACCTCATCCCAACACAGCGGTCGATTGCCGAGCAGTTGACGATCCAACTCCTGCCGCGCTTCTCGGACGACCAGACGGAGCGGGTCGATTTCGATTACAGCGACGTACGAGCCTTGCAGGAGGATGCGGACGCACTGGCGAAACGCGCCGCGACGCTCTTTGCCTCCGGCATCTATACGCGAGCGCAGGCATTGACGCTCATCGGAGACGAACCGACGACTGAGGACGATGGCATCTACTTCCTACCGCGCGGTGGTTCGTTCTCGAACGGCGAGATTGCCGAGCCTGTCAGCGCGGTGATCGAGAAGGTGGACACGGTGCCCGGTGCGAGCAATCTTACACCACCACCGGCGACGAATGGCACGAGTAAAGCGCCCGTACCCGCAACCGCAACCCCATGAAGAGGGCACGTCTGATGAATTGGAATCTGTATCGTGACATAGAGAGACGCAGCCGGAATCTTGTTCGCCTGTACTTTGTTCTCGTGGACGGCGAAACGTACGGCATCTTTGATGAACTGACGCTCCAGACAATCCAGGATGCGGCCTTTGCTGGCGGGCTTGCCTTTCGTGGAATGATGAACGAGATGGCGATGGCAGAGTTCCCGGAGTTCCCCCGCCAAACACATGCGTCAGTATCTCTCGCGTATGTGTTGGTTGAGGATCACGGCATTGATCGTAAGCGGTTGGCTTCGATGACAAACGCCGAACTGCTTGCTCTTCCTGGTATTGGTCGGACAAGTTTAGCGAAGATCCGCGCCGTCTTTCCCTGCGTGAGCAAGTCGTACGTACCCGCAGCCGCATAGGAGGCGATGATGCCACATCTTGGAACCTTCCTGGCGCACATCGCCAACGGTGCCACGACCTCATCGGAGACGGGCCCGGTGAACGGCGGGCTCGGCATCGGTGGCAACGGACTGCTGAACGTGCTTCTACCTGCCGCCTTCACGGGCACCGCGATCTCGTTTTTGGTCTCACCCGATGACGGCACCTATTACGCGCTCTATAACGCCGATGGCACGCTCTATAGCGTCACCGTCGTTCAGGGGCATGCGGTGATCCTCGACCCGTCCGCATTCATCGGCGTCGGCTACATCAAGGTCGTGAGTAATGCCACAGAAGGCGGAGCGCGGGTGGTGACGTTGGTTGGCAGGGCGTTGTGAGTCGCATCGTCACCGTCCTGCATCGTCGGCGGACGAAGGTGTGGGCACTCGGCACCGCAACCGCCGCGCAGATGAACACGAGCATCACGAACAATATGGGTGCCGATGGTTTCACCTGGGCGAATGCGCCGAGCATCACGGATCAGTTCGGCAATATCATCACGATCACTGAGGACAATAGCCAGAATCATCGTTTTACGTTCTCGAACAATGGCGGCGCGACGTGGACGGATAGCACACTCAACGAGGGTTTCCTGACCCGTGGGGCGATGTGGCTCGACGCGGCGCACAACCTGCTCCATGTTCTTTGGGTAGCGACACAGGCAAACGGCGGGGCAATCTATCGGCGCTACGCCATCACCTATTCCAGCCAGTCCATCACAGACATCGCCTCGGACAGCACCATCGGTACGCGCACAAATGTCGTGCTCGATGATGGCACGGCGCTCGTCCAGATTGAGCATCCCGTGCTGATTGGGTTGCCCGACATCGGCGGCACCTACGGGGCGCTGCTCGCGGTCTGGGGTGTCGGTACGGCATCGGCGGGCGAGGTGCGTGCCGCGATGCTGGTGATGGGTGCCACGGCGACGGCGGGGCAGACGCTCGCCAACTGGGTGGCACCCGTCACGTCATCGTCCACGACGCTCGGTGCGAACTCGACGCCCGCCACCGGGAGTTATTCCGC